GACATCAGCTGATTTGAGTCTCTTGCCGGGCAAGGTGACGAAAGAGAAAACTGACTTACCATTACGATTGCCGATAATCCAATTCAACACGAGATCTCTTTCCGGTTGGAATTCATATTACTCAAATCAGCTAGTTGTTAATACGCAGATGTTAATGCGAGATGTCAATCATAAGAATGATTCATTTACTCAGAGCTTAGTTGCCAGAGGAATTTGATGAACAGATTGTAAAAGAAAGCGTCGTACACCACGTTCGTGAAATTAGTGATTTGCACATTAATCAAACCAACTTGTTTAGCGGATAGCATAGGGAAATTGGTGTCATCATCAGAAGTTGGGGCCAAACTACACAAACCATAAGCGTTCCATTGATTTTCAGAAACAGTAACGTCTGCATCACAAAGAGACATGATACTATCAATCTTGATCATGATCATTTTCAGCAAGGAAGTGATATCTCCAAAATTAGCATCTACTCCTGAATACAAATGAGGATACTTTTCTTTCAAGGCACGTACTTTGTCAATGCATTCACCAAACAGTCTAAATCCATTACTTTCTTGTTGTTCATCATCGGATTCATCATTCGTTTCATTAGCAGATGTTTTAATATTTTCTAATTCATCGATAACTTCGTTAAGACGGGAGGTTCGTTCGACAACAACATGATTCGCTTCTTTCAACTGTTCCTTCAACATTTCGTTCTCAATTTTGATTTCGTCCTTCTCTTTCAGTAAAGAGCAGTACGCGTCGTTCAACTCTGTTATCTGAAGGTCAAAACAGTCTCTTTGCTTGATAATACCCGCTATTTCTGTTTCGTATTTGGCAATCTGTTCTTTAGCTTGTCTCAAGGATACCTGTAGTTGACCGTTCTCTTCCGACATACGAGCTAAATCGACAGTTGCTCTGTGTAAATCATCAGTTTCAGCAGAGTAACGCTTTGCAAATTCAACAAGTTTGACATTAGTGAGAAAATCTTCATATGACATTTTGTCAATCACGGACTGAAATGTGTTAGATGGTTCTTTTTCATTAGACGAATTGCTCTTCTCAATTACATCAACCCAAGACTGCTGAGTAGCACGATTTTCTAAAGATTGGGACGTAGATGGCGCTTGCTGATGAGTTTCGAAATTGATCAAAGATTTGATCTCGTTTTCAACACGCTTAACATCCGTTTCATTGTCACTTACAATTTCGACACTCGATGGGATAAAATCAGCTACTTCGTCAGTTAGATCATTCACGGACAATAAAACTTTATTTTCATTTTGATAATTGGAATCAAGAACGTGATTGATAAGTGTGCAGCTTACAGAATCATAGAAGCACTTGATGGTGCTAAAAGCAATGGAGAACAGATCGGCATGATTGATCAAATCGGTGGTGAATACTTGAACAATTGATGCTTGCATGACAAATTTGTTTAAATACGAAAAAAGCAGGGAATACAGTTGTTTGTGATCAAACAGAACATTCACAGGATTAACCATCAATACCACTTGATTCGATCCAAAAAGGTTTTTCTTCTTGTCATCAATGAATTCCGATTGAGCAGGGACAGTTCCAATCATAAAATGAGTACCGTCAGGCATTGCACTAAATCTTTCACTCATATCGTTGATTTTGTTGACAAGTAGTTGAGAGTTTGGTTGCGCGTCAATAAATTGGAGCACGTTTTCACTTTGTTCGGAAAACTTATTATTGGACACAATGAACAATGAAGACTGAACATCAGAAGCTTCAATTTCGATATCTTTAAGGTGACGAAGTTTGAAATCATTGAAATAATTTGAAAGTTCAGACAAATGAGGCATCAGAATGTTGCTTGGCCAGAAACTAAACTTAATCATTCTCTTGTGCAACGAGGTTAATCCAGACATTTCAGTGGAAGAAAAACAGATTTTAGCGTTGCTCAGGTCATCAAATTCCAAATCACTGTCTACAATGAGGATGTTAGAAGGAGCGTTGTACAATGAGACCATGAAATCTTTGTTTTTGGGTTTGAAAGTGGCAGCATCAAGATAGGTGAATACGCGTTCCTTCAGCATCAGATTGAATTCAGAATCATCGTTTAATACGTTTTTCTTTTCAAACACAACAAACAGTTTATTACCAGTGTACAAAGTAGCAGAAACGTTGGCTTGCGGAGAACTAGGATGACAGAGGACAAAACCTTTCCAATTATCGAGATTTTTCATTCGTAACTGGCAAGTGGCATTCACAACTAAAGAAGGAAGGATAGTTTGAGTTTTAGACAGGTTGAGTACGTCTGAATTAGGTTTCATCACCACGGAGGAATTTGAAGCAGAAGAAATCAAATTGTGAAGCAGTTTAGTCTCATTAGATGATTCGGAAGAGTTAGGTTGAGGAGAAGCTTTGTTAGATGGACGTGCGTAGCGTTTTTTCGAATTAGAAGACTCAGAAGTGACGGATGATTCGAGAGGCTTTTCGATCGGGTGGATCGGCGGGCTTTCTTTTGGTTCATCTTTCGCTTGCTCGGTGTTGTTTCGTCTTTGGATTCGTTTTTTCAGAAGGGCTAAATTGGTCAGGTGGGCAGACATCGTTGTTTTTTGGGCGTGAGATTCTGTTGAACTCGTTCTCAGGGTCGCAATGGGTAACAGTATCTCAGACTCAAAAAACTT